ATGGTGACCTACATGTTGACCGAGTCCGCCGACCGCTGGGTGCTCTACGACGACGAGGGCAGAACCGCGGTCCTGCGGGGCAGTCTCAATACCGTGCTGCTCGACGCAGCGAAAGTGATGCGCGAGAGAGGTGATCCCGTACACGGCGGGTGGACCGTCGTGCCGGACACCGAAGTACAGACACTGCGGTTCCTCCCGGAGTAGGGCGCGAGCATTCACCTGCGTAGGAGTCACGCCACCATACGTCCGCGACCGCGGCGACTTTTCGAACGCGTCCAAGACGTGGGCTGTGGAAGCCAGAACCATCGCCGACTGAGCTATCCCCAACTTTCTAGGGGCGGTGCTAAAGGCTTCCTCTGGGTGCGATTTTGGATAGACATCTAGTTCCTCGTCCGAAAGGTTCAGCAATGTCCATCCCCAAATGGCTCCAGATCGGCCACGACCAGGTGTTCGCCCTCGGCGCGTTCCTCGTATCCGAGGTGACGCCGATGATCGACTTCGACAAGTCCTCGGGCGAGAACCGCGTTCAGGCGCGGGATCGTGATACCGGCTTGCCGATGTGGCAGGTCGAAGTGCTCGACGGCGACCCGGCGGCACCGAAGCGCAGCCGAACGGTGACAGTCAAGTTCGCCTCACCGACACAGCCGTCCGCACCGGCCAATTCCAGCGGGACACCCTTTACCCCAGTGGTTTTCGACGGTCTCATGGCGCTGCCCTACGTTGAGAAGTCGGGTGATTTCTCCCGGATCGCCTGGTCGTTTCGAGCCTCGGATATGAGGGCGCCGGGCAAGCCGTCCACGAGCGCAACGACAAGCCGGGAATCGGCATGAATCCCGATCCGTACGCGCAGCTCGATCCTGACACCCCGTTTCGGCTCGACCACGTCGTGAATTTCCTCGCCACTCTCGGCCTGTGGGTGGTGATCATCGTGGGAGTCAGTGCCGCCGTTCTCATCTACTGGCGGCTGCACTCACCTGAGACGTTCGAAGAACGGTTCGCAACACCGGCCAGACTGCTGAGCTGGCGACTGTGGGCGTACATCTCCTGGCACAGGCTCTGCAAGCGCTGCGGCTTGTCCGCCTCCGAACAGGTGACGCGTCGCGATAAGGAAGGGCGACAGGTCAACTCCACCCGCTGGCTCCATCCAAAGCTGTTGGGAACAGAAGTGTCTCACACCACCCTGCGGCTCACAGTACGGGCAAGGATGGGACAGACCGTGGAAGACCTGGAGCGCGCCGTCCCTGCGATCCGTGACGCTGCTCGTGCACATTCAGCGCGGGCAGTCGTCGTCTCGCCCGGCACCCTGCGGATCGAGCTGGTCAAGCGAGAACAGTTGTCGACAGTACGTCACGCGGTGCCGCCGACGGCTGTCGCAACAACACGAGTGACGGTCGGACGACGCGAGGACGGTTCCGACTGGACCCTCCCGCTGATCGGACTACACACCCTCACCGTGGGCTGCTCAGGCTCAGGCAAAGGTTCCATCTTCTGGGGAATCGCCGGCGGGCTCGCTCCTGCCACGGCCGCCGGGCTGGTCCATCTGATCGGAATCGATCTGAAGTACGGCATCGAGTTGTCAGTCGGATCCGATCTGTTCACCAAGATCGCCACACAGAGGCCGACGCCGTGGAAACCCTTGCTGGGCTGGAGATGTTGATGGACGAGCGCGGTAAAGAGATGGCAGGCCACACGCGCGAGTACCGTCCAAGCAAGGCCTTACCGCTCGTCGTGCTGCTGATCGACGAGCTGGCCGGACTGACCGCGTACATGAGTGACCCGGCCCTGCGGAAAGAAGCGGCTGCCGCGTTGTCACGGATTCTCACCAAGAGCCGAGGGCTGGGAGTCGTGGTTGCCGCGTTCCTACAGGACCCTCGCAAGGAGGTCTTGCCTATGCGAGGCCTGTTTACCCAAACTATCGCGCTTCGACTGCGATCCCGCGAAGAAGTCGCGATGGTCCTCGGTGACGGCATGGCCGACAAGGCCCCGGCGCACCGAATCAGACCCGACAGACCGGGCACAGGCTATGTCATCGCCGAGGACGGCCATGCGACCAAGGTTCGATCCGACTTCTGGTCCGACGATCAAATCCGCTCCACTGCAAGGAAATACGGAAGGTCGAGGACCACCGGGGGCAGAGCAGTGAATGACTGGTTCGACGTAATCCAAACAGCGAGGTGACGCCATGGTGATTCACGGCCTTCGGGAGGCCCTCGTATCGACCGGCAACTTTCCTGAGCTGCTCACCGCAGATCAGGTGTCGGCACTCCTCGGCGTCTCCGCCGCGACACTCAACCGCTGGGCGGCACTCCGCGAAACCACGGGCGAGCAGATCGGCCCACCCTGCTACACGTTGTCCGAGCGGGTCCGCCGCTGGGATGCGGCCGAAGTCCGATCCTGGCTCAAGCAGGTGCGCCGGTAATGGCCGGCAACACACCGCGTGGCATCCGTAAACGGCTGAACGCCGCCGGGGAGCCCCGCTATCAAGTCCGCTATCTGATCCGTGACCCCGACGCCCCATCCGGCTGGGTGGAAACGTCCGCGACGTTCCCGGCCCTGCGGGAGGCGAAGGCCTTCAAGTCCGAGCGCGACAACGAGGCCGCGCTCGGCGCCCGACGGTTCGATCCTCGTCTGGGCCGAACACCCCTCAGCAGGATCTGGACGCAGTTCTCCGACACCAAGAAACCGGCAGTGTCACCGAAGACCTGGAGCGGCTACACCCAGCACTGGGAACTGCGGATCAAACCGAGGTTCGGCCACGTGCCCGTCGACGAAATCACCCGCGCCGACGTCCAAGTCTTCGTTGACGGCCTGACCGTCGGCCCCTGGGCGGAAGGTGTCCACCTTGCGTCTCCTGCGGTCGATTCTCGACGTCGCACACCAGGACGGCCGCATCCACCGCAACCCCGCCCTCGGCGTCTCGGCTGGCCGCATTCCCGAGCGCGAACGGCACCGATACCTGACTGCGCAGGAGGTCCAGAGGCTCGCTACCGCGTGCGGCGATCAGGGCGACCTGGTGACCATCCTGGCCTACACCGGCCTGCGCTGGTCCGAACTCGTCGGCCTCCGGGTTAAGGACATCGATCTCAGCGCCCGTCGCCTCTACGTCCGACGGGCGGCACCCGAGGTCGAAGGCCGCATCGTCATCGGACCGCCCAAGACCCGAGCCGGAATCAGAACCGTCCCACTCCCCCAAGTCGTCGTCGACATCCTCAAAACGAGGGTCGGCGGGCGGGCACCTGACGAGCCCGCCGTCACGTCACCCAATGGCGCGATGCTCCGTTCCAACAACTGGCGTCGCCACACCCACTGGAACAAAGCCCTCAAGAAGACCGACCTGGCGCCGCTGACCATCCATGATCTGCGCCACACTTATGCCAGCCTGGCCCGCAAATCCGGCGCCGACCTCAGATACGTGCAGAAGACCATGGGCCACTCCACGCCGACAGTGACCGCGAACATCTACAGCGACCTCTATGCCGACGAGCTGGACCAGGTCGCGACGAACCTCGATCAGCTTCACGCGACCGAGATTGAGACACCGAAGACCGGACAAGAACCGGACTAATCAAACTGACAACCGAGTGCAAGACCCGTGTCGATGCAGGTAAAGAATGGTGGCCAGGGCCGGGATCGAACCGGCGACCTTCCGCTTTTCAGGCGGACGCTCGTACCAACTGAGCTACCTGGCCGGACGGCAGACCCAACTACTTACTGCCTCGCCGTACTGGCGACCCTGACGGGACTCGAACCCGCGACCTCCGCCGTGACAGGGCGGCGCGCTAACCAACTGCGCCACAGGGCCTTACTCTGCTCCCAGTATGACTGGTTGCGTACCCCCAACGGGATTCGAACCCGTGCTACCGCCGTGAAAGGGCGGCGTCCTAGGCCACTAGACGATGGGGGCCCGTTCCGAATCTCTCCGGGGTACCCACAACGCGTGTCGCGTTGGGAGCTCGCCCAGCTTAGGGCACAACTGCCTCAGAACCCAAACCGGATAACCTCGGTGCTCGCGCGCACACTCGACCAGTATCCTGTCTCGGCACGCCCCTATAGCTCAGTTGGTAGAGCTACGGACTTTTAATCCGCAGGTCCCAGGTTCGAGCCCTGGTGGGGGCACCAGACCGACACCGCCGCCGCCCCCACCGGTCGGCGGTAGGTACTTCGGCCCACTTTCACGCATCAAGTAATCGACCTGAATCCCGGTCGATTTCTGAATGTGCTCCAGGTCAGCGACATCCAACGGCGTGTTGCCCGAGAATCGCTGATTAACGTAGCCGCGCCCCCACCCGGTCTTGTCGCCAAACGCCTTCTGGCTCAACTTAATTCCGGCCATTACCTCGCGCAGTCGGCGCGAGACTGCGACAGACAACGGTTCCCCGTCAACCATGTACGAAGTTGTCATGCGCTCAAGTTTGCATGGTGACCCTGAAATTCGCAAGGCGACACTACAAGTAGTGGCCATTTGCGGATTTCTACATGAAATACATGCATTTGATAGTTGACGCCGCCGCCGCGCCAGTGTAATTACATCTATGTGATGCAATCGCATGTCGCAGACAACGTGAGGGCCGAGGCAGCCCGGCGCGGCAAGAATCAGCACGACCTCGCCGAACTGCTTGGGATAAGCCGCCAGGGTGTCTCTCAACGCCTACTCGGCCGCATTGAGTTCAGAGTCGGAGAGCTCCAGGCGATCGCGGCCTTCCTCGACGTCCCAATCGCCACGCTGGTGCCGGATCAGGCGGTCCCATCCAAGGCCGTCGCCTCGTGAGCGCCCCCCGGGTGCATCTGGAGCGTCGGATCATGCGCCAGCGGCTAGCTCCCTTTCTTTTTGAACAGTTCCCCGAGGCTCTTGAAGGACTCCTTGAGCTGGGTCGCTTGAGCCTCGCGGGCACCAGCGGCGCTGATGACCTCCATCTGACTGCCAACGATGAGGCCAAGCAGGACGTCCATTTCCGCAGGGTCCACTATTTGAGTCCCCTGCGCGGCGTGCTTTTTGAGCAGATCAACCAGGCTCTGGCTCAGCGGCCAGGCGCTTGGAACCTTGACCGCGTTCAGGGCGTCAACCATGGGGTTCGGATTGGTCATTTTCGGGCTCCTTTCGTTGCACGGGCGCTAACCCGCCTCAGGACCGGCGCGACCTTCGCCGCGTCGCGGTGGATGCAGCGTAGGACCACTGATCCACGCCCGGACGTGTTTTCGCGGCACCACTGTCCGGCCCAATCCGCGCGTCGCGGAATCCAGCTGGATCTCCCCCACACTTCGCCCTCGCAAGCCGCCGATCGCGCCAGCGAGAGCGAAGCGCCCGCGTCCGATGGCACAACCACGGACGCGGGCCTCCACGACTGACCCGCCCGCCAAGACAACTGAATACAGAAATACCCCAGCGGCCGGGCTCAATTTCCCGCCAAGAAAATCCACACCCGGACCGCTGGGGCCACTGCAACCAGGATAGGAGATCCCTGGCATGTCCCACCGTAACCTCGACAATTCTCAGCGCGTCGGAATCGTCCGCACCGCGATCATGCGACACGCGTTCTGGACAGTCGGCGTGCTGGCCCTTGTCTACGCGCTCGTGATGCTGGCCGCCCACCAATATGCACAATTCGCGATCTGCATGGCCCTGGTGCTGGCCGCGTCCTGCATTGATCTGTGGGTGCACCGGCGGGGCCGGTACCGCGACCGGTCGGCTGAGCTGCTGCTGTGCGCCGCCCTGGCGATCGCGGTGACCGCGCTATTCGCACAGGTTGGAGTGACCGCGTGATCGAGATTATCGAGACCGTTGAGATAGAGACGTACGAAATCCTAACGGCAGCAATAGATACCGGCGAGCGTCGGCGCACTCCCACGGTCATGGAGATCATCGCTGGCCTTGATCTGGCGGACGCCGTCAAGGATCTGGTTGCCCGTGGTGAGGTGTGCGCGGTGTACGCCTGGCATCAACAGGCCTGGCGAGAAGCGGTCGAAGTGTCGGGTATTGATCCGCGAAACGGGTGGATGGACGAGAGTGCCGCCGAGGCTGCGTTGGTCGATTTCTTCACTGACCGAGACTCTCGGGATTCAGCCAGCATCGCACTCAAGGCGGGTGCCTAATGCAGAAGCCCACCAAGGCATTTGCCGACATGGTGCTCGAAATCGCCGACCGGTTAGAGGCGGTCCTCAAGGAGGTATACGGCGACGCCGGACTTATCCCGGTTTTCGTCAGCCCCGAATCGCTGAGGGATATGGCACGAGAATTCACGCCGGACGCCGAGCATGTTCCAGCGTCGGACGGTGCGTAATGCCCAATTGCGCAGGGGTATTCCTTGTTGACGCCGAGCCTGTGCGTGAGCACCTGTTGAAGCTGCAGGCGATTGGCTGGACGATAAATGCCGTTGCGGCCGCGAACGGCAGCCCCGGCAAGTTGGTTTCGTCGCTGCGCAGAATTGTTGATGGACAACAGTATTGCGGGTCCAACACACGCGCCATGGTGATGTGGATGGGCCCGGAGTTGCCACCGGAAACCGGAACACCGTTCGTGCGAAGGTGGACTGAGTACCAGTTCATCGGCGTTGCCGACCACGAAGCTGCCCGTCGTATGGGGATCGCCTACTCCTCCATGGAGACCCTGATGATTCGCCATGGATTTCGTCGTTCGCAACTGCTGATCGAGATGGCGGGCGAGGAACGCGCGAAAGCCAGGACCGTCGCATGAACGCCGATACTCAACCCGTCGGCGAGTACCCGCCAATCAACAGGTTCGATCTGGTGCCGATAGAGCTGCGTGTGCGGGCCGTCGTTGCCGCGCAAATAACGTGCGAAACGCTCGCCAGCTTCTTTGGTGGCGTCGATCCAATACCTGACTTCACAAAGGATTTGGCGGCGCTTATGCACGTTCCAGTCGCCGCCGACAACTAGCAGGGAGACCCCTTTCATGTCACGTTCAGAAGATCCGACCCTTATCGAACTGGAACACGCTGCGAGCGCGACTGGCGAAATCCATTCCATCACTGGCGGTTCTATCGGGATACGGGGGCACTTCACCCCCGGCCAGGCATTACTCGTGCGCCCCGGCACAAGGGTATTCGTCATCACGGTCGATGACGCTGATGAGTTTCTCGACAAGTTCACCGCCGACGCCGCCGAAGATGCCGCCGCAGGAGCCGCATTCGACACGGCCCAATCCGTCGCGGACAAGCTCGTCAGCGCCGCCAAGGCGGCAGTCGGCAGCGTAGACCCCGCGCAGCGAAGCGGCGCCGAGAGCGTCGTACAGGCGGTAAAAGAAGCAGCCAAGCAGGCCAAGCGGGGCAATCAATGAAGTTCGCGATCGACACTGACCTACTCGCCGAAACCATCACGGCGGCAATCAGTTCCCTACCGGCGCGCCCGACATCGCCGGTCCTGGGTGGGGTGCTGATCGAAGCTGGCATTGGCGCGGTCACTATGTCCAGCTTCAACTACGACCGCGCCACCAAGCGCACCGCCGCAGCCATTGACGTAGCCGAGCCTGACACCGCCGTGGTGTCGGGCCGACTGCTCTCGGCGATCGGGAGCAACCTGCCCCGAAACAAGGACGCCACCGTCGATGTCAGCGGCTCGGAAATGGTGATCACGGCGGGCCGCACAGCATTTCGGCTACCGCTACTACACGCCGAGGATTACCCCGAGCTGCCCATTATGCAGCCCGAGGAAGACACCATTGGGACCGTCGATGGTGACGAGTTCGCCGAGGCCGTCCAAGTCATTGGCGCGCTGGCATCCAGCGAGGAACAGCCCGCCAACCTGACCGGCATCAATCTCACGTTCACCCCAAACGGGTTGTGGCTGTGCGCTACTGACCGCTACATCGTCGGGCGACGCCGCCTCAACTGGACCGGCACCACGCAAGGGCAGACCCTTGTACCGGCTGCCGATCTACTGGCCACCATCAAGGCTGTGGCGGGGCCGGTATCGGAGAACGTCGAAATCCTGTTGCGCAACAAGTCAATGTTCGGCCTGCGCACCCCGGCCACCACGGTCATGACGAGCTGCCTGGGCGAGGAATTTCCCCCCATGGAGCAGGTACTGAAACCGGCCGTCTACACGTCCATGTCCACCGTGCCCACCGCTGAACTCGCGGACATGCTGCGCCGAGCCTCGTCGGTCGCCGACGACGGCAACACCCAGATCGACATCGAGGTTGACGCCGGTGGCCTATCGCTCACCACCACCAAGAGCGCCACCGGCAAGGTCAACGACAGCATCGGCTCGATACACCAGGGCGACTACCGCCGTGTCGCGTTGTCGGCCCGCCGCCTCAATAGCGCGCTATCGGTGGTCGATGACCCCGAGGTCACGTTGGGATTCCGCGCCACCGGCCACCTTGTCGGCATCCACCCCGGCTCGCTGCAACGCACCGACGACGAGGTGGACCTACTGGCGTGCAACAACTTTGCACTACTTATCGGAATCAGAGGGGCGTGACCATGGCGCGAACTATCGGCCGCAACCGGCTCGTCCGGGTCGGTAACGGCAAGAAGGTCTACCGAGTTGCTCAGGTGCCGCGGCCTGGCAGCTGGGGTGATTACCGCCTGGCAGCGGATGCCAAACACCCGGACGCCGCTAAGCGGCTCCCTAACGGGTGCAATTGGTTCACGCGCGGAGAGTTAGTGCCGGTGTGGCCATGACGAATACCGCACGCGCTGGCGCCGCTACCCGCTTCTTTTGGTCCTGGCTGATCGGCTCGGCCGCGTTCTCCATCCTCGGCGTTGTCACGCACGCCGTGCTCGGCAACGCGCGCTCATCGCTGATCGCGTCGGTGCTCGCGATCGGCATCGTGGTTATCCAGCTGTGCGCGACGTACGGCGTGCACGCCTTGGTTCAGGAACGCATCACCGGCGCGGCGTACCGCTGGGCGCTGGCCATCGCCGTGGCACTCGCCCTCGGTGCGTTCGTGCTCAACTTCGTTGCACTGCGCGATCTGGTGATCACCTGGGCGGGCACCGCGCCGGTCATCGCCTGGATCGTGCCGCTGATCATCGACCTGGGCATGACGGCAAGCACCCTGGCGATACTGGCGCTCACCGAAGCTCAACGCGCCGAGCAGCTGCACGCACCCGCGCATCCTGACGCGCTACCGGCCGCAGCGGTTCACGTCGAGGTGCACAACACCGTGCACGCACAGGCGCTCGCGGACGCACAACGTGCGCGGCCTGTCGAGCCGCAGGCACGGGATGTCGTGCACGCCGAAGTGGCCGCACGCCTCACTGCCCAGGGCGTGGTGCGTATCGCCCCTGAGCGCGTCGTCAAGGTGCTCGACGCTCACGCCCAGGGAGTCAGGCCGGGAACCATCGCGCGATCCTTCGGTGTCGGCTTTAGCACCGTCAAGAACATCGTCGCGGCGGTCGCGATCGAGGGGGCCGAGAACGATGGCGCCTAACGCCAACGGCGCCTTGGTGCGCCGTATGTTCGCTCTCTTTCGCGAGGGCGGCGTGCAGGAGCGCCCTGACCGCTTAGCGGTCGTCTCGTATGTCACCTGGCGCCGTATCGGGTCCACCAATGACCTGACCGAGACCGATATTCGGGCTGTCGTGGCCACTTTGGAGTACTGGCGTTTGGCCGGCCAAATCGAGTACCGGTGCCGCCGCATCGCTGAGTCAATGCACAAGGAGATGAGCGCATGAGCGATGCACAGGATGAATCCGTGTTGGCCCGTGTGGCCGACATACAGCGCCGTGAAGCGCCAGCACGGCGCAGGCAGTGGATTCGGCGGGTGCTCGGCTGCACGGAACTCTCAGCGGCCCAGCGCAATGTCCTGCTCGCGCTGGAGACCTTCGCCGACTACCTTGACGGCTCCAATGCGCACCCCGGCGAGACCAACCTCGCCGAAATCTGCGGACTGACCACACGGGCCGTCAGGACAGCTCTTGGCAGGGGATGCGAACTCGGTCTGATCCGCAAGACAGCAAACGAGAATCCGCGAGCAAGCCGCGCGGCGGTGTACCGGCTACTGCTCTCGGACGAATCCATCACCGGAACGGCGGTTCCGGTAAAAGAGCCCACCACCGGAACGGCGGTTCCGGTAAAAGACCCCATCACCGGAACGGCGGTTCCTGTGTATAACTCCACCACCGGAACGGCGGTTCCTGTGTATAACCCCCATCACCGGAACGGCCACGACACCATCACCGGAACGGCCGTTCCTCCCACCAAGTCAAGTACCAAAACTACAGGGGTGTTACGTAACTCGGGTACGTCACCAGAGCCGTGCCTCGCCGACACACACCCCGATCGTCCTTCGCGATTCTGCGATGAGCATCCGATGGGGACTCGGGGCAACTGCGGCAATTGCGCAAATGCGCGAACTGCCTTCAACGCCTGGCAAGACCACCAGGCCGAGCGCGATGCCGAAATCGCCCAGGCCGACGCACAACGCCGCCACGATCTGCGCGTGACCTGCCCCTGGTGCCACGGGACCAACCTCCGTGACCTCGGCGATGACCTCGTGGAGAAATGCGACCACAAGCCGCCACAGGCCCGTAGAACCCTCTCGCTGGTCCCACCAACTGCCTGGCGGGCCTGAAAACGTCAGGGCGGCGCAATGAGCCGCCAATCCGGCCCCACCGAGGCCGAGGACGACCCGGCCACTTTCGTGCGCGGCCCCGGACGGCGACGCCGCAGCTGCGCGGGACCGGTCTACGACGCCTACACGGTCACCGGCGCCATCAACCGGCCATGCACCAATTGCGGCGTCCCGCCGCGCCAGTACTGCCACGCCCCCAACGGCACCGTGAGCAAGATCCCCTGCCTGCAACGACTCTCAGAGAAGCGAGACAGCTGATGCCGACCGAATGCCGCAACAAGGCCTGCAAGCGAGCATCTGAGCTGTACCTGTGCAACGACTGCACCACCGTCCTGCGGAACATGCTCGACCAGGTACCCGCGCTCCTGGACGAACTCGACGCACGCATCCAGAAACTCGACCGCGTACCGCACGGCACCATCGGGCGCACCCGTGGCCCCTCAGACCTGAACGTCATGGACTTCGATGCCGTCGAGACCGCCCGTGAAACCCGAAAGATGCTGCGCCGCTGGGTTGAAGCTGTCGCCGAGCAGCACAGCGGACGGCGCCCACCTGGCCTTGACACCGTGGAAACCCGCATGTTCGCCCGATGGCTACAGGTCAACGCCGAGGCCATCGCACGACTCGAAATCGCCGGAAAGATCTACGACGACATCAAGAATCTGGTTGGCTCCGATCAACGAGGTGGCCAGCTCGTGCGGGCCATCGATCGCCGTGAACGGCGCTTCGCCGGGGCATGCCCGACCATCACGGGGTGGGACGCGCACGGTCGCGTCATCGAGTGCGGAGAAATCCTCTACGACGAATACGGCGATAGGACAATCGATTGCCCAACCTGCGGGCAGGAAATCGACGTAAAACGCAACCAGGTTAAGGCACTCGCCACCCGCGACCTCATGCCGTCAGACGCATTGCTCGAAGCCCTTGAGAACGCGGGGGAAACGATCGAGGCCGAACAGATCGAACGCTGGATCGCCATCAAACGACTACGCCCACGCGGATACATGCACCAAGGCAAATTCGTCAAAACCCGTGTCCAAGAAGCCGATAACGCCCTCTACAGCTTCGAAGCTGCCCGCAGAATTTTACGAAAAGACAACCGAAACAACGCACGACAGAAGGTCAACCGATGAGCGACTGTCTCCCATAATTCGATCAAGGCTTGCTAACAGTCACATCCATTGGGTCGGGCGGTGGCGGCACATTGTGGGCTTTGCGCCATTCCTCCCAAGTCTTCGGCTTTCGGCCAAATTGCCTATCGATCTTCTCTATAACCCCGAACGTGACGATTGATGTGCGATTTGCTTTCTGGTAGAGCAATCGCTGCCGCCGCCACTCAATATCCACCAGTAGGGCCAAGAGGGTCATACATAGACGAATCATGTGGTCAGGATCGGCAGGCGGTTTTCGATAGTCGCCGCTCTGGCACAGGCGGTCAGCCATGCGCTGTTGAGTCTTCGAGAGCCCCTGCTCTAGCCGCGAGAGGTCATCAAGCGTCGGCTCGCCATGCAGATCGTGGGCCAGACGGTTGCGAATCTTGTTGATCTCCCGGAGCGTCTGAGATTCGCTCTGTCCCAGAAGACCCAACGCCTCAACAAGATTCACCTTGCTGGCGAATCTCATACGGTCCATACTGAGAGGCGTTGGGTTCTTGACCTCTGCCGTGATTAGATCGTCCAACGCATTCTCAAGCCATAGATGACCGCGCAGCAATACCTCCACCATGCCCCTTCCCCGAGTGTGCTCGTGGAAAAGGTCGAGGTCAATCGGTGCCATCGCTCAATGCTAAGCGGCGTGTCGGACTCCGACAGTAGAACTATCCGATGGACGCGCGTAAAGCCATTCGCGAAATCATTGAGAGCATCCCGAACCTGTTCGGCACGACCCGCAAGGCAACTATCGGCGCCGTGGGTGACACCGAGACGATCGTCTACACCCAGGCGCAGGTGGCCGACATGATCGCGTCGATACTGCCCGACAGCCTCAAGACCAAGGGCCACGCGGTGATCGCGCTCCCCGAGATTGACACCGACGAGTCCGGCCGTCGATACGTCCGGGTACCGATCACCGATCAGCCGTGGGCCGACGGCCGGGTGCGCATCAGCCCGCACGGTGATCAGCTGGCCATCCGCGACGTGCCCGACAAGCTGCACATGCAGGACGTGCCCGCGCTGGCCGGTGCGCTCATGGCCGCGTACTGCACCTGGCGCCCGCGACGGCGATAGACAGACACCCGCTGGGCAACCTGCGGATTAACCGCGAAACACGCCGCCCGAATTGCGCTGCGCGGATATGTCCATCCTGACCTGCTAGTATTCCGTTTCGAGTCGCAACCCCCATGCCCGAACCCCTTCGGACCTGGGGGTTTGTTCATTTCCAGCTAACGTCAGCGGGAGGTGAGATGTCGTCTGTTCAGCGCAACACCGCGATCCGCGACCAGCACCGGCGCATCATCGCCGCCGACAAGCCGCCCTGCGCCTACCGGCACTGCCTGTTTCCTGGTGAGCCAATCGACTACGACGCTGACCACCTCGACCCGCGATCCTTCGTTGTTGACCACATCACCGCAGTGATCAGGGGCGGTAGCGACACGCTTGACAACAAGCAGCCCATGCACCGGGCGTGCAACCGCGACAAGTCCGACAAGGACGTTGACCTGTTGCCCGGTGGTGTCACGTTCGTGACCGAGCGCTGCTGGTGGCAGTGAAGCTGAGGGAGGGATGATGGACGAGCGTCGCGCAGCTGCATATCAGAAGCTCGATGAGGTGGTCCGCGCACTGACGGCGATCACCGAAGACGAAAGCGACGACGACGGCCAGCCCCGCTACACGGCAACCGATTACGTTCTCATCGTTGGTGCACAGACAATCGACAACGACGGCGATCGTGTCGGATACGTCACCCTCTATCCGCAGGGCGGTTCGCAACCGTCGTACATCACCACGGGTCTTGTTGCGCAGGCCGAGGGCTTTCTCGCGGGCGTCACCCGCCGCCGACTGATCGACAAGCAGCTCTGACCCCCAGGGCGGGGTGACCCGAGGGGTCCGGCAGCCGCCCCTCATGGCTTAGGCGACCGCCCCCCCTGGCCGATTTTGTTTCAGGGGCGTTGGCCTCTCTGGAATCTCGTTTTTTCTTGACCACTAGGGCGATTCACCGAGGGTGCAACCGGCTGCAACGTATGCCGGTTCGGCACAAGCGATCTGAGGCCCAGAAAGGAGGCTGTCATGCAACTTGCGCCCGTCAATTCCACAGCAGGCGGCACGCCGTCACCGGCTGGTCTGACTGAGGCCGGTTCAGGGGAAGCGCTGTGGCGCTCCATCGTGGACGAGTACACCCTGCGGCCGGATGAGTTGCGGCTCTTGGCCGATGCGTGCGAGCTGGCCGACCGGATCGACTACCGCAAGCAGCGGGCCGACGAGCTGCACCGCGAGGTCGGCGACAACTTGCTGATCCGCGGATCGACCGGCCAGCGCGTCCGCAACCCGTTGATCGATGAGGCCCGCCAGGAGTTGGCCGAGCAGCGCAAGGACCGCGTAGCGCTCAACGATCTTCTTGCCCGCCTCAAGCTGCCCGATCTGGACCCGGACCGCGACGGCGACGAGAGCCGCGATGGCGGTAACTCCGGGACGAAGCGGTCGGCCTCGGCGTAATGGCCACGCGGCGCACTGCCCACCGCCCCGCCGGGGCACCGCATATGCGAGTGGTGGCCGAGGGTGAACGTGCCCCCGAGCCCGCACCCCCGGTGCCGGTGGTCACTTCCGAGGCACCGCCCGCGCCCCCGGCGCCGGTCGAGGGCAAGACGCTCTTGGAGGCGATGGCGGGCGGGAACTATCAGGAGATCCTCGAAGCGCAGGCGCGTGACATCATCCGGGACCTGGGCGGCGCGAGCGGGGCGGCCAAGGCCGCGTTGCATGGCCGTCTGACGGCGATCTCCAAGGAAATCGAGGCCATCAAGGTCGCCACGCCGGGAAGCGGGGCGTCTGTCGTGGCCGCGACGAGCGATGAGCCCTGGGACCCCGAAGCTATCTGAGGTCGCGCGGCACGTCATCGCTCCGGCCGGGATCGTTTCGACCGGCTGGCCAGCGGTGCGCGATACCTGCAAACGCCTCGGATGGGAGTTCGACGGCTGGCAGGACGGTGCGGGCCGACTGATCCTCGGCAAGCGGGCCGATGGCCTGTACGCCGCCGACACGATCGTGTTGTCGATCCCGCGCCAGGTGGGCAAAACCTACCTGGTGGCGTGCATCATTTTCGCGCTGTGCCTGATCCACCCCGGCCTGACCGTGATCTGGACAGCGCACCGAAAGACCACGGCCGCAGAGACTTTCGAATCATTCGCAGGCATGGCCGCACGGCCAAAGGTCGATCCCCACATCGAAGCCGTCCACCGTGCGCGTGGCGATGAAAAGATCATATTCACCAACGGATCCCGAATCCTGTTCGGCGCCCGCGAATCTGGATTCGGCCGTGGATTCTCCGACGTGGACATCCTGGTGTTCGATGAGGCCCAGATCATGACCGAGGGCACCCTCGAAGACATGGCCGCAGCCCAGAATGTGGCCGAGAATCCGCTGACTTTCATGATGGGCACCCCGCCCAGGCCCAAAGATCCCGGCGAAGTGTTCACCATGCACCGCCAAGAAGCACTGGACACGCTCACCGACGAGACCGCGCGCGAGACCAACGAAACGGCGTACATCGAAATGTCAGCCGACCGAGGGTGCAACCCGATGGACCGGGCGCAGTGGGGCAAGGCCAACGCCTCATTCCCGCATCGCACCTCCGAGCGCGCCATGCTGCGCCTGCGCAAGAAACTCAAGTCGCTGGAGTCCTGGCTGCGCGAAGCCCTCGGTATCTGGGACGAGGTATCGGTGCATCAGCCCGTGGTCACGCGCGATGCCTGGGGCGAGCTGATCGACGTAGGCCCCGACGACCACGTGGCCCCGGACGGTATCGGCGTCGATATGTCCCACGGACTACAGATCTCGGTGAACGCGTGCTGGATCGAAGGCGTATCGGCGCACATCGAAGAGATATGGGCCGGAACCGATGTCGCCGAGGCGATCACCTGGACGGCCAAGGCCGCGGGCCGACGGATAGAGGTCGTGATCGATGACCTGTCGCCAGCGGCGCAGATGATCCCCGGCCTGAAAGCCTTGCACGTCAATGTTCGCCGGTCCACGGCCCGAGACATGACGAAGGGTTGCGGACTGATGGCAAGCCGCATCAAGGCCCGCACCCTCACCCATGGCGATCAAAAGTCAGTTACCTCAGCGATTTTGAACGCGATACGCCGCAAGATCGGTGACGCCGGTGGCTGGGGATGGGACCGGCGCGACTCCACGGTGGTCATTCACCCGATCGTGGCCGCAACCCTGGCGCTACTCGCGGCGTCAACCAAACGTAAACCCGCGCCGAGCGATAGCTCGCGAGGACGAGAGGCGGTGGTGCTGTGAAGGTTTCGAAGATCACCCTTCCTGGGCTCACGAAAGACGACAACAACCTGCTGAACGGGCTTTTGCAGCAGCTCATCGACTGCCAGCCGAACAACCTTCTACGTGCCTCGTATTACGACGGCAGACGGGCCATTCGGCAAGTCGGCGAGGTGATCCCCCGCCAGTATTACAAGCTGGGGCTATTGCTGGGCTGGTCCGGCAAGGCCGTTGACGTGCTGGCCCGCCGCTCCAACCTCGACGGCTACGTCTGGCCCGGTGAAGACCTCGAATCTATTGGATACAAAGAGGTTTGGGACGACAACTTTTTCGGCACCGAATCCAACAGCGCCATTGTCTCATCCCTGATTCACGGCCCCGCCTTCCTGATCAACACCAAGGGCGGCGACAACGAGCCCAAGTCGCTGATTCACGTCAAGGACGCGCTGAACGCCACCGGCGAGTGGAATGCGCGCACCCGGCGCCTGGACAACCTGCTGTCCATCATCGCCTGGGATGAGGATTCCCAACCCCAAGAGCTTGCTCTGTACCTGCACAACCGAACAGCAGAAGCCAAGAAGACCGGCCGCAAATGGGAAGTTCAATGGCGTGAACACAAGCACGGTGTGCCCGCCGAGGCGCTGGTGTACAAGCCACGGGTGGGTCGGCCGTTCGGGTCCTCACGAATCTCAAAGCCCATCATGTCGATTCACGACCGGGCATTGCGCGAACTCATCCGAACCGAGGGACACGCGGACGTGTTCAGCTATCCCGAGTTGTGGATGCTCGGCGCCGATACCCGGATCTTCAAGAACCCGGATGGCTCGCTGAAACCTTCCTGGAAGGTGATGCTTGGCCGCATCAAGGGCATCCCCGACGACGATAAGGCGATCGACCCCAAGAACGCCCGCGCCGACATCAAGCAGTTTCAGGCCGCGAGCCCGCAGCCGCATATTGACCTACTTCTGCAGTGCGCCAACGAATTCGCGGGCGAGGCAGACCTACCGGTGTCGGCGCTGGGCGTGCAAGCCCGAACCAACAGCACGAGCGCCGACGGTGACGATAACGCCGAGAAGCAGCTCATTGCCGAGGCTGAGGGCGCGGGTGATGACTGGGCGCCCGCATTCCGGCGCTCGATGGTGCGGGCGCTGGCCATCAAGAACGACCTCAACGAGATTCCCCAGGCATGGCGCTCCATCGACTCGAAAATGCGCAACCCCGCCTACATCTCGCGATCCGCGCAAGCCGACGCCGGTCTCAAGCAGCTGCAGGCCATCCCCTGGCTCGCCGAGACCGAGGTCGGATTGGAGCTACTGGGCTTGCCGCAACAGATGATCGACCGTGCCCTCGCCGAGCGGGACCGAGCCCAAAACGGGCGCATGGTCGCCTCACTGGTGGACAAGCTCACCGGCGCAACGATCCCTGATCCGGCGCCGGGAACCGCCGAGCAGGCCGCACACGAGGCGATCGGCAATGGTCCAAGCGGTCTCTGAGTTCCAAGGCCTGCTGGCCGCGCTCGGCGCCGAGCAAGCCGCACAACTGGCCAGACTGCTTTCGCGAACTGACCGACTCGATCAAGGCGAACTGCTGGCGTTCATCACCGACGCCTACCCCGAGGCCATCTCCCCGTTCCTTGCCGCCGCCACCGTCCTGACCGCGCAGTGGTACGACGAGCAGCCGAGCACCTCGACCTACACCGCACAACCCGCCGAACTCACCAGCGCCGCGCAGCTGGCCGTCTCGGGCCGCTGGGCGATGCTGCAAACAGATCCACTCGGCGCGTTGACTGGCAGCGCCGCGCGGGCTCTGTTCAACGCCTCACGAGAAACCGTGCTCACCAACGTGATCGCAGAACTCGGTGCGCGCTGGGCTCGGCATGCCTCGGCCAATGCCTGTTCATTTTGCCGGCTCATGGCCACCCGAGGCGCCGTCTACACCTCGGAGGCCTCAGCCACGAAAGTCACTGGACGCGGCGCGAATCTGGAGATCTCCGACCGGCGCGCGATCGCCGCCGGACAGATGAGCCGAGACGAAGCGTTACAGCGGCGCTCGGTGTACCGCTCAGAGCGGCTCGCGGCCAAGGCGGGCAAGACGTTGGGCGACAGCCGTTTAGGTGCTCGTCGCGGCACCCGCGCCCTGGGAGAGAAGTACCACGACTGGTGCCACTGCATCGCGGTCATGGTGCGCCCCGGCGCCACCTATCAGCCCCCGGCCTACGTCGAGCAATGGGAACAGGACTACGCCGACGCGGTGAGCGCCACCCAAGCCGCAGGGCACACCAAAGGCAAGTACGGCGCGATCGACATCGCCGCCGTTGTGCGTCACATGGACCAGGCCCAGCGATAACCGGCGCCGACGGCGCCCCACGAACCCCCTTAGCCGAAACGGCCGAGGACTACCCGAAATGGGAGAAAACCGCATGTCCGAAATCACCACAGAACCCGCCAAGGCAACCGAAACGGAACCCGAAGGCGGTGAGCAGCAACCCATCACGTTGCCTGACGATCACCCATTGGTGAGAACGCTGGCGGCGAACAAGGTCAAGATCAAGGAACTCAGCGAAAGGGCTGAGGCGCAAAAGACTCAGGCCGAGCAGGACGCCGAGCGCGTCAGCAAGGCCGAGGCCGAGGCCGCGACGGTCCCATCTCGTGTTGCCAGTGGGCTTAAAGAGCACCTGGTCAAGATCCACGAGATCGACGCCGAGGATGCCGAGCTGTTCCTGACCGCCGATGAGCCCGAGCTACTGCTCAAGCAAATCGGTCGCTTCCTCGATAAATCGGACAAGCAGAACCAATCCAACTATGTGTCCCGTGAGGGCACCAACGGGCGCGTGAAGCCGAGCAGCATGCAGCAGTTCTTTGACGAGCTGTCCGGCCAATCAAGCTGACAACAAAGGAGATTAAGCAATGACCGTACAGAGCACTGATCTACTTCTGCCGACCCAGATTGCCGACGGCATCGTGGAGAAAGCGAAAACCAGCTCCACCATCGCGGCACTGTCCGCGCAGGAGCCCCAGAGGTTCGGCAAGGTCGAGATCATCACGTTCGATGATGACCTGACGGCCGAGTTCGTCGAGGAAATCGCGCCCAAGGGCTCCGATGAGGCCAAGCCCGACAGTGTGCAGGCCGTACCGCACAAGGCGGTTGTGCAGATGCGTACCTCGGACGAATTCAAGTGGGCCGATGAGGATTACAAGCTGAACATCTTCAAGAAGTACGAGGAGAAGTGCGCCCGCGCACTGGCCCGTGCCTTGGATCTGGGCCTGTATTACCGCATCAACCCGCGCACAGGCAACGCCCTGACGGCGTGGACGAACTACCTGAACGCCACCACCAAGCGTGTGGAGATCACGGCGACCTCGCAGCCCGATCTGGATTTCGAGGTCGCTGCCGGTCTGGTCATCGAGGACGGCTACAGCGTCAACGGGGTTGCCTTCGATCCCAAGTACGCCTGGAAGCTGGCCACCGCACGATTCCCCGACGGTCGCAAGAAGTTCCCTGAACTCGGTCTGGGCGAGGGTATTTCGAGCTTCGAGGGGGTGTCCGCGGCCGTGTCATCCACCGTCTCGGGCAAGGCCAAGGACGGAGATGCCACCGACAACAAGGTGCGCGGCATCCTGGGCAACTTCCGCAGCGGCATCCGGTGGGGAGTTCAGCGCGAATTCCCGTTCAAGATTCTCGAATACGGCGACCCGGACAACAAGGGCCGCGACCTGGCTGGCCACAACGAGATCCTGCTGCGCACGGAAATCGTCTACGGCTGGTACGTATTCGATAGCGAGTTCGCCGTCATCGAAGATGCGGTGACCCCGTAATGCCGAGGTACCGCAACACGGTGGGCGGGTCCGTCGTCAACATTGACGACGGGCTCGCCACCCGCCTCGGCATCACCGAGAACCCGCACTGGGAACCCCTGGACGAGCGCGGCGCCCTGGACCCCATCACGCCCGAGGACGACGCCCCGGCGATCACCGAGACCGACGGTTCCAACCCCTCGCCGGTGCCCCTGAGTGACATCCTTCCATCGGCCACCGTCTGGACGGCCACAGTCCCCAACGGGCAGGCGGCGAGTGAGGCAGACGCCTTGCCCGACGCCCCGGCGCCAGACCAGGCCACCCCAGTGGAGGCCAAGGCGCCCACTCGAGGCAAGTCCGGCCGCAAGCCGTCTAACGAACCCGAAGAGGTCAAGGATGCCAGCGGTAGCGATTAGCAAAACCGATCTGGACGCATTCGCCGACGACATCACGGAAGTCAAAGCCCGCGAGATGATCGCCGACGCCTTGGCTATGGCTCTGCTTGTGGCGCCGTGTCTGGATGATCCGCAGCTGACTGACAAGAAGGCCGCAGCGGCCAAGGCCATCATTCGGGGTGCGATCTTGCGTTGGCATGACGCCGGATCAGGGGCGCTGTCGCAAAAGCAGCAGACGGCCGGGGTGTTCTCACAGTCGGAGACGTTCGACACCCGGCAGATACGCCGTGCGATGTACTGGCCCAGCGAAATCGAGCAGCTGCAATCGATCTGCCGTGCAGACGATGACGCCTCGGGCGGGGCGTGGGGATACGACGTACTCGGCCCGTCCGGGCCGTCGCATTCCCCCGTGTGCACCCTGAACCTGGGCGGTGACTACTGCTCATGCGGGGCCACTCTGACCGGCCAGGAACCACTCTGGGAGACCAGCCCCGATGACTAGCTTTCCGCTGCCGTTCAAATGCGAACACCTCGCCTATGTCCCCGGCGCTGAGAACAGCCACGGAAACCCAGAAGGCGACTGGGCCGAGCCGGTGGAGCGGGACTGTTTCTGGTGGGACCCGTCATCGCTGGAAATGCCGACGCCACCGACCACCGGAACCCGCGCCGTGGCAGACCGCTACCTCGTCGTGGATTCCTCCGGGCCAGTCGATCACCGGGACAAGTTCAAGGTCAACGGTCACGAATTCACCGTCATCGGCCTACCGCAGGACTACAACCACGGCCCGTTCGGATTCTCCCCGGATCGCCTGGTCATCGAACTGAAGTGGGTGGGGTGATATGGGAGTCAAGTACACCGTCAGCCCGGCGACAATTCGCAAGATCATGACCGCCCCGAGCACCAAAGCCGAAGTGCACGAGCGGGGATTGCGCCTAGCGGCCAAGGCCAACGAGACACCATCCACCACCGCACCCGAGCACGAGGGCCTGTATTACGAAGCGGTCGAGGCCTCCGATGCCAAACGCGCCCGCACACGGGTGCAGACCACCGGCCCCCGCGCGGTCAATCATGAGGCCATCACACAGGCGCTATTGCGGGCGGCATCTAGTGGCGATTGAACTGGTGGAATTCCCCGACCTGACCGCACTGGCCCGTCAGATGGCCCTACAGGAACTCGCCGCACGCGGGATCTCCGGTGTTCCGATCGGGTCGCACGCGATCGCCGCGCCACCTGGCGGCGCCTTGCCACACAGGTACATCCGTCTGTTCGCCTTACCGGGGGCCGAGTTATGCCGCCGCGTGCAGAGCGTGGTGATTGTCGGCCAGGTGTACGACACCAACGAACTGCGTTGCACTGCCACCGCATCCAAGCTCGGGGCGATACTGCGCGCCGCCCCTGACATCGAGATCGACGCCGATAATCCGATCACCGAGCCGTGCGAGCTGCACGGCCCCTATCCGTCCAATGACCCTGACCTACCGACGTATTCGCGGTACCAGGTCAACGTGCGCTGGACGGTGCAGTCCATCGTGACCGAATAACCAACAGTCCCAAGGTAACCCCCGACGCAAATCGCGGCCGGGGAAATTGTCGTGCCCACTCGGGCGCATTTCCAAGGAGGAAAAGATAGTGGCGCACACCAATGTTCGAAGCACCGCCGTTTGGGTTCCCAAGAACACCGGCGGCGTATTCCGGTACCCGCTGGGCACACCCCTGCCCACCGACCCGTGGAGCCCCCGGCCCGTAATCCCCGGCTGGGACCCCCGCCTGGGAGGCTGCGATGACACCGGGGTCACATGGAACACCAAGCGCGACAAGGACCCCAAGAAGGACTGGAACGGCGACAAGGCTCGCATCGTGCAGACCGGCAAGGACGACACGTGGAAGCTCAAGTACATCGAGCCGAAGAACCCGCGCGTGCTGGAAGAGTATTTCGGCAAGGCCAACGTCACCGTCACCGAGGCCACCGCGCTACATGGCACCCTGATCTCGGCCGTGTCGAACTCCGATGTGCTGCCGCACTTCACCTACATCGTGGACGCGTTCGACGGCGCCGTGCGCAAGCGCCGGTGCATCCCCGATGCACAGGTGACCGAAAACGGTGATGAACTCTGGCAGTCCAAGGACTGGACCGCGTTGGAGTTCACCTACGACCTGTTCCCGGATCTGGCCGGTAACACGTTCTACGACTACACCGAGTTGGACGACAAGCTGGTCGAGACCATCTACATCGTGACCCTGACCGGCCCGCCGACCGCTGGCACCTTCGATTTCACGGTCGCCGGTCAGCCCGCCGAAATCGCCTACAACGCCACCCAGGGCGCGTTCCAGACCGCCGTGGCCGCGCTGCCGAACGTCAAGGCCGCGACCGTCACCGGAAGCACCGGCGGTCCCTACACGGTCAAGGTCACCACCACCGGTGTGGCGCCGGTGTCCGTCGATGGCACCGACCTGACCGGCGGCACGGTGGCGGTCAGCCTCGCGCCGTAGTTCTGCCCCTCTGTACCCCACCCCGCGCCGTTTAACACCTTGGGCGGCGCGGGGTGGTCACACAAAACCAAGGTGACACAAGGTGATTGACATGACACTGCCCGATTTCGGCAACGACACACCCTTGCCCACCTTCGTCGTAGAGACGCCCCTCGGCGGGGCCGCTCCGGAAGTCTTCACCGACACGGTGGCTATAGATGTTGAGCCCGAGGACAATCCGGCCGATAAAGACAAGGACGAACCGCACGGGCCGTTGCCCGGCGCGGCTGACTATGACTGGTCGGCGCACTACGGCGAGGATGTCGAGCTGTACCGGCACACGTTCCGCGACGGAACGGTAGTGGCGCTGCGCCCATTCGGATCGGTGTTCTCCAAAACACTGCTGTGGAAGCTCAGAAACGCCGACGCCACTTCCGAGGTGGAGTTCACCGCCATCATGCGCGGCGGCTGCCCTGCCGTAGATGTCGTGCTGGACCGGGTAGCCGGGGCCGTCATCGATTCCGACGATTACGAATACGACCCGATCGATGATCTGTTCCAGTCATGGATGAAAGCCGGAACCAGCACAACACCTGAGTCCAATGATGGTCTGTCCCTGGGAAAATCCGACAGCTAGCCGACGTCGTCTTTGAACACATCGACGCCATCGAGCGCGATCTGTTCTCAGATAATCGAGTATTCGACGACCTCGGCTGGCGCGGATTGTGGGCCTATGTCACCGCCGCGCCGCCGGGGACCTCGATACATCACTCGCGCAGCGAGGGCATGTCGGTTGGCGATCAGATCGGCACCGAAATACTCAACGAGATCGCCGAGCTGCGTTGGCGTTTCACCGCATTTCATTTCGAGAACGGCTCGAAAATCGCCTTCCCCGAACGGTTGTCGTTGCGGGAGTTGATCTACGGCACCCAGCCCGTCGAAGAAATCGATTACGACGCACACATAGCCCAGAACCAGGACCCCAAGGTCCGCGCGATGCTGCAAGGAGGTTGATCTGCTGTGCCTGAGATAGAAACCCTCTGGATACCCCTTGCGGTCACCGGTAAGAACCTCAAACGCGACATGGAGCGCGAGGTTACCGGCGCGGGAACCAACGCCGGAAACAAGATCGCCAAGGAGATGGTGGACGCCGCCGGTAAGGGCGCCAAACGTGCCGCAGCACAGATAGATTCGACCCTGGGCGCACGCCTGGGCGAGAAGACCGGCGCCGCCCTGGGCAAGGCGCTGGGCATCGGGCTGCGCCCGGTGGTGGGCACGGTGCAAACCCTCGGCGGTGAGGCAGGCCGTCAATGGGTGCAGCGCTTCGCCCAGCAGCTCGCCTCGGCGAAAGTCAACGCCCCCAAGGTCAATGCTCCGATCAGCGTCGATATCCCCGGCAACAACGGCCGCAGCGGCGGCTCCGGTGGCGGCGGCCTGGCGGCGGCGGGCATGCTCGGGGCGATCACCCGCGTGGCCGGACCCGCCGCCATCGCCCTCGGCGTCACCGGGCTGGCGTACAAGACGCTGTCAGCCGGGTTCGATCGCGCCAAAAGCCTTGACGCCACCCGATTCAAGTTGCAGGCCCTCGGCAATGACGCCACAGCGGTCGCGCAGATCATGGCCGCCGCGCAGGGCTCGGTGAAGGGCACCGCCTTCTCGATGGACGCAGCGGCCACCACAGCGGCCACGGCGGTCGCCGCCGGTGTCAAGCCCGGTGAGGACTTGTCCAAGTACCTGACCACCGTGGCCGATGCCGCCGCGATCGCGGGCGCTGACCTAAGCGATATGGGGCACATCTTCAACAAGGTGCAGACCTCGGGCAATGCGATGACCGATGACCTGAACATGCTGGGCGATCGGGGGTTGCCGATCTTCGCCTGGCTGCAAAAGGAATACAAGGTCACCGGCGCCGAGCTATCCAAGATGGTCGAAAAGGGCCAAGTCGATGCGGCCACATTCCAGCGCGTCATCGCCCAGAACGTGGGCGGTGCCGCCAAGAAGATGGGCGGCACCTTCGAGGGCTCGGTCAAGAACATGGGCGCCGCGCTCGGGCGTCTGGGTGAGTCGATCATCTCCCCGTTCCTGGGTAGCGGTACCGACGCGCTCGGGCAGATCACCGTGGGCATCGACAAGGTGGCCGGGTTCATCAAGGAACACCAGCCCGAGATCATCCGCTTCGCGGCCGCAGTGGGCACCGGCTTCACGTCGATGGCGGGCGCGGTCTCGCGCGGATTCGGCACCGCCATCAGGGGTGTGGCCAAGTTCCTCGACGGCATCAAGACCGCATCGGGCGGCATCGGCAAATTCCTGTCCGTCATTCCCGGCCTAGAGGGTGTCGGGGATGCCATGCAGCGCTGGGGCGCTGATCGCAGCGTCAACGACTGGCTGCGCGAGGCGGCGAATTCGGCAGACGCGTTCGGCAACAAGGCCACCGCCGCCTCGGACCGGATCGCCAAGTGGGGTGAGGACACCGCCGAAACCACCAGAATTGTCAACGCGCTGGGTACCGCCGTCGCCGAGGTGCCCGACACCCACGAGATCGTGCTGACCGACAACTCGCCCGAGCAGATCGCCCGACTCAACGCCATCGGGTACACCGTGCAGGCGATGCCCGACGGCAAGAACCTGGTCGTCAAGGTCGATGACAGCGAGGCCATGGCCCGACTGGATGCGCTGCGCAGGCAGCTCGAAGACCTTGCGGGACAGCGCCGCAACGCCAACGCGGCGGCGGAGATCTTCAAGAACAGCGCCGGTGCGCAGTCGTCGAACCCAGTCAACACCGCGCCGCCGAGCGGGGTTCCGTTCCTGGAGGGCTTGTTGCCCAGGATGTTCGGCGCTATCGCGATGGCATCGGGCGGGTTTCGGTTCATCGACAAACCGGCCTCAGCGGACATCTACGCGGGCCGGGGCGCGGGCACGATCTTCGCCGAGCAGGAGACCGGCGGGGAGGCCTACATTCCGCTGGCGCCCGGTAAGCGGTCTCGCTCGCTGGCGATCTTGCGTGAAGTGATGCGGATCTTCGGTATCAACAGCTTCGCGGGCGGCGGTATCAGCGTCGATGAACTCAAGTCGATGGCCAGCGGTATTGAGGGCCAGTCCTATGGCTGGGGCGCCCCGGCTGGACCGAACTCGGACTGCTCGGGTGCCCAGTCGTGGATCGCCAACATGATCAGCGGCGGCACCGGGCGCTTCGCCACCGCTGGCCAGGCGGGCGCACTTGCGGCACGCGGATTTCAGATGGGCGACCCGCCGCCGGGGATCGCCGCCTACTGGGTGGGCTGGAAAAACGGCGGTCCCGGCGGCGGGCACACGGCGGGCACGATCGTTGATCCCGAGGGCGGCAACGTCAACGTCGAGATGGGCGGCAAGCGCGGTAACGGCCAGTTCGGCGGCGGCGCGGCCGGTGCCCGCGACTTCCCCAGTCGGGCGTGGATCGCGCTGGCCGCAGGAGACAACGGCAAGACCACCGGCGGCGGGGGCGCATCGCCCTCACAGGTGATGTCCGCCCAATCCTCGGTGCGCCGCACCAAGGCAGCCAGCGCGGCGGCGCAAAAGGATCTTGACGACGCTAACGCCGAACTGAATTCGGCCCCCGATGACAAGAAGCGGGCAGCGGCCGAGAAGAAACGCGACAGCGCGCAGCGCCGCCTCGATACGGCCAAGGACCGCCAGGCCGTGGCCGAGCAGCGCCTTTCGGAGGTGCTCGACAAGAAGGCCCAAGGCACCGACAAAGAAGCGGGCGCGGGCGACGCGGGTAGCGGCATGGGCCAGGGCCTCGGGCAGGGCATCATCTCTGGACTGTTCCAAGGCCTGGGCATTGACGGGTCGGTGTTCTCCAACCCGATGGAATGGCCGAACGTCAAATCCGGTATGGCCGCGCTGAACTGGGGTTTGAACTTGGCCCAGAAAATGGCCGGCCAACCGGCAACAGGCGCGGGTGGCGGCGAAATCCCTGGCGCGGGCGCTGAATTGAACTTCGCATCGGGCCTGGCTGACGGCGCACTGAGTGGCTTGGGTGTCACGGTGCCCAAGGACAGCGCTCCGGCGCCCGCTGCGCCGTCTGTGGGCGGGGATACCTACAACCTCTCGGGTGTGTCACCACGGGAGATCATGCCCAAACTCGAAGCGCGATCATTCGCGGCCAATCAACGCAACCTCGGAACAAGGCGGCCATCGTGAGCGCAAGCAAGTGGTTGAAGTACGACCCGATCCTTGACCGTGCCGCGCAGCCCTCGTTTCAAACGTGGACGGCGGCGGACATGGGTCCGTTCTATAAACAGCTGCAATCGGATCAAACCAAGCGGGTGTACGTCTCCCCGGACGGGCAGCGCATCTACAACCTGGCGGGCGGGTTCAAGGGTAACCGCGGAGTGGTGCAGGCACCGGGTATGAAAGGCGCCACCGGGGCCGCGTTCGATCAGCTGTACTCGTCGGGGCCATGGATGCTCGGCGAGGAACCTGAGCGCACCGACTACCGCAAGCGGGTGCTGAACCTCGCGCTGCATTTCGCCCCGCATATCAACGCGGTCTCGCGGCTGCGCTACCCCGACACGGCGGTGGCGCTGGAACAGATTCAGGCCCAATGGTGGCGGGACTGGCCCGAAGATGTCGATCTGCCCATGGGTTTCATGGGCGAGTTCACCCGCTATGACGGCTGGCACTGGGTGCGGGTACGTAACGGTGAACCCAACTTCGATACCGTCGAGCTGGACCCGCACGCATACGGAAACTACTACGCCTCAGCGGCGATGACGATTCATTGCCCGTTCCCGTTCTACTCCAAGCGCGCCCTGACCCGCGAGTGGCGCAACGACGCCGCAAACGCGGTGATCAATGGCCGCAACCACGGCATCCTGCGCCTGCCCAACAAGGGCGACTATGAACAGCACCCGAAATACATTGTGGAAGGTGCTGGCCTGGTGTCGATTCAGGACGGCATGACCGACCGCATGGTGGAGATCGAGATCTTCCCCTCCGATGGCATGGTGCTGGTCGATACCGACCCCTCGGCCAGAACGCTTACCTCCGAACATGATCCGATCGATAACGCGTTGTGGAAGCTGATCCGCAACAGCGAGATCCTCGACTTCATTCTCGGGGACATCACCAACGCCGATGCCGGACTGCCGATCGGGCGCCGCGTTCCCGGCGGTATCGGGTTCATGTCGCCGATCCCGTCCGAGCAGATGGCCAATATCAAAGTGACCCATACCAATCCGGCGGGCAAGATCACCATGGTCATGTCGCAGTGGTACCGGCGCGGGGTCGCCTGATGGACCCCCAGCAGGCCGCGATGCGGCGGGTCATTACCGCGCCCACCGACCCGATCACCAAGTACCGGCTATTGGATGGTCGCCGCGAAATGTGGCGGCGCGCAGGCAAACAGCCGCCTCTATTGCGGGTGCTCGATAAGCAGCTCCAATACCTGGGGACGCTGCGCGGCCAAGTCCGCGAGGGCGATTGGGAACGGCTCTGGGATGAGACCGGGGTCGGCAAGATCCGGGTGCGCCGCGATGACTGGCTGGCCGACCTCATGGCCCGTGGCACCCGCTACACCGAGGATCTGCACCTGGCGATCGACATGAACCCCAACATCCGGCACTGGAAAACACGGATCGGGTACCGGATTCAGTCGGTGGTCGCGGTCAAAGACGAGGACGGCACCCATTGGGTTGACCTGGAATTGATCTCGCTGCGCGAACACGCCAAGCACATCGCCCTGATTCCGACACCGGTCTCGGCCCCGGAGTTCCAGCCACTCAAGGCCTGGGTGTGGATGCAAAACATCCGTTCCGGCATGGCGTTCACCACGTTCTTGAACCTGCTACGCACGTTCTGGCCGTTCCTGGCACTGCCCACCTCATGGGCCGACCCGGTGCACTGGCTGACCACCCGCGCCGGGAACCTCTCACCGCTGCACTGGCCCATCCAAGTCCAGTTCGTCAACCCCGTCTTGGACACCTCACGGATAGTGCCGATCGCCGCGAAGGCGCAAATGCTGCACGACATTCACGCCCCGCTCGGCGAGGACACCGGCGTCGGCCTGATTGACTATCTCTGGCTCGAAGAGGACGAAACCAGCCCGCACCCCGAGCTGGCCGCACTCGTTGGCGAGAAAGCCGCTCGCCCCACACGTAACTGCATCGTGCTCGCCTTCGAGGACAAGTCAGGTATCACCGGCCCCACCGGAACAGCTTTCGACGGCGCCCTGAACGCCATCGGCGCGATCCTGGATGACACCATCACCGAGGTCATCTTGCCCTTGGACTCCGACGGCGACGGCCTCACTGATCCGTTCTTTCGGCGCCTGCTCGGGGTGGCCCCGGAAAAACCGTCGCTGGTGTGGCGCGAATGCAAGCACTCGGGCATCATCACCAGCGCGCACCGGATGCAGCGCGGTACCGCCCGCACCATCTGGACCGGCGGCCATAGCCCTACGATCCTGAACCAGGCCATCACGTTCGGAATCCGTTATGGCCTAGCGCAATTGGAACAGGTGATCCCTTACCCCGGCAGTGCCTACCAGCAGCCGGGTAGCTCGGGATTGGACAACATCTACCAGGGCCAGTTCGATGACATGTTCTTCGCCTGGCAGAAGATGACCAATCCCAAGGTGGCGCTGTGGCTTAACGACTACGCCCTGATCGATCACGTCGAACCGGGCAACGGTATTGCTTGGGTGGTCTCCAGTGCGTTGACGATCCGCCAAGGCATGAGCAAGACGATGCCTAAGGTGTCGTTCACCATGACCACCCGCGACGGGCACCCCCATGTGTACGGGTTCGACTACCTGGTTGGCGATCGTGGTATGTGGGAAGTCGATTCGATCTACTACGTCAACAACATTCGGGGCATGAAGTGGTCGGTCGCTGAAAAGAGCGCCATGACACAAGATCTCACCATCGGCAAGGCCCGTGATCATGACCCCTTCGAAGCCGGAATGAAAGCGCTGGCCGACGGCTGGAACGCCATCGGATCGCTTATCGGCGGCGCCGCGATCGCGGCCTAGCTCACCCAACAGCACTCACCCCGCAGGTCTGTGGGGTCATTCGCCGTACCCAAAGGAGGGATACATGCACGCACCACCACAAGGCAATCCGGCACGGGTTGTCATCGACCACGACCGCCATGTCATCGAAGTAGACGGCCAGGCGGTGCCCTACTACGTCCGCGAGGGCGGGCCTGTCACCGAGCCATGGAGTGACGGAAAGACACTCGTGACGTTCGAGTGCTTCGTGGTCGCCCAAGACGTGCAGACCGTCGGCACCCCACGCAAGAGCGACGCGGCCGGATGAGCGCGCAGCAGGCCCAGGACCCCAAGGCCCGTGAGCTTATCGAAGCAGCTGCCCGCATCACCGACGCGCTCGCGTTCGCGCGCGGCCCGCGAGGTGAGGTGCTCTACCTGACCGACGATCAGCGGGTCTGCTTCGCCTTCCACCTGGCCCGCGCCGGGGCCGACGTGTACCCGGACAAGGCCATCATCAAGCGCCGCGCCCTGCCCGACCGGCCGGGACAACTCACCGGCGTCATCGACTGGGTACCGGTCGATTGGGAAGACGACCCCGACGCGCCCGAACCCATCTCAGCGGTCGGGCCGGTCCCGGTGCCGCCCGAGCTGCCCGATTTCGACGCCATGACGCCCTGGCACACCACCCCACGAATCGAAGGAGACTGGACGTGACTACACCGCTGCCCGGTGCCCCCATACACCTGATGAGCTGGCTCAACATGATGCACATCTTTGGCGTCGTGTCAGACGGTGAGGTCCCCGGTCTACGCACCTGCACCTTCGAGGGCGTCAACGACGACATCGTGGCCACCGTGCCGCTACTCAAGGGAGAAAAGGGCGAGCCCGGATTGCCCTCCCCGGTCGTGGACCTGCACATCAATCCCACCATCACCAGCCCCACGCAGCTGCCGACCGATCTCGGCCTGGATGACAAGGGCAAGACCTGGTGGATCGGGGACCTGCTCTACGTGTGGATGGGCACCGAATACATCACCCGCCCCGCCGGATACGCCGGACGGCCCGGCCCCACCCCGCAGATCTCGATCAGCATGGAACTGATCGCACCCAGCGAGACGTCAACCGTCGAGATCTCCGGTACCGCTCAAAACCCGCACCTGCATTTCAAGATCGCCGCCCCGCGTGGCATACCGGGACCGGCGGCGGCGATCCGTGATGCGTTGGACTACAACAATATTTTGCCGCCCACCGACGGCCAGGTGCCCACCTGGGACAGCGAGCAAGGCAAGTGGAAGCCCGAGAGTTTCGTCGGCAAGCGCAGCGGCGCATTCTCGATCCCCGAAGCCGCGTTCACCAACGTCACCAACATCATCAACGGACGCATACCCATCCTGTCGTATCAGCTTCCCGTGTGGGAGTTCCCGGTCAAGCTCGCCGCCACCGGCAAATTCAAGGCATTCGGCATTGATCTGAACATCTTGGACCCCTTCAAGATTGGCGCCGAGGTGCGCCTCGGCGACCCGATGAACGGGCAGATGATCGGACGCGGCAAGGGCACCGTCGCGCAAGAGACCACCGTCACCCCGCACTACTCCACCCCCGGTGATCCCACCGTGGCCATGACGATGGACAACGACGTAGCACTAGTCAACGCCGGTCAGCAAGCCACCCTGACGGCCAACCTGGTCAACGACGGCCTGATCGGGATGTACGCGTTCAACCGCCAGGATGCGCAGCTGTTCGTGCAGTGGTGGGAAGTCTGATGGCCTACACACGCGAACTGAAAGCCGTTGTGCCCGTTCTTATCGGCGAGCACACCGAGGCTGACGATGAGCTATTGGTGTGGCTGGTACGGGAGAGCTTCGAACGGGAAGCCGCCGCCGAGTACCTGACCTTGACCCAATGGCGGGACTGCGGAGACCTGCACCCGTCGGAAGTATCTCCAACGACTGAGCGCGAGGTGCTCAAGCGTCCGGCCACCGATTTCCGCTGGCGCATGTTCACCGGCACGGCCACGAGGTCGGTTGATGCCAGCATCGTTTGATTTCGGGTCACCCCCGGCGATCACGCACAACCCGGCCCAGCGCCTTGACCCGTCGCTGCCACGGCTGCCGAAATTCAGTCCGCTGCAGATCTTTCAGCAGTGGATACAAGGCATCAAAGAGGCCACCGGCCTTGACCTGTCGGGACCGGTGGCGTTCATCGCCAGTCTGGGCGGTCTTCTGCAAAGCGCCGTCGGCAAGTTGTTCAACGGCGTGCTTCCGGCCGCGTGGATTGCCGATGTCGCACAGGATCTGATCGATGGCGCGGGCGGTTTCACCGACCCCTCGGTTGTCGAGGACAATCCCTATTGGCACTACGACGCCCTGCAGAACGGGCACCTATCGGGTAAATCGCTGTACGTCAACGCCAATGGGAACGCCTACGCCATCAGCGTCAAAGATCCGTTCGACGTGGCGCCAGGCCAGAGCATCGACATGGCGGCATCGGCGATGTGGCATGGCCTGTCCGCAGCCGCCGGGTCCAATCCGATCCGGCTGTGCATCACACCATTCGCCCCGGACGGCACCAAACTCCCCGATGTCGTGGTCAAGCAGCTGCAACCGCTGGCCGCTGATTCGTCCTGGGTACGCGCGAGCCTGACCGGCTCATGGACGGTCCCGGCCAATGGCTCGGTGAAGTCGGCGACGGTAACCTTGGTGGTCACCGAGGGCGCCACCGCTGGGCGGGTGCACTTCTCCAACGTGACCTCGGTGATGTCCAACCTGGGTCCGGTGCTAGGCAAGTTCCGGTCATTCTTTGACACCATTGGCGGGCAAGCCAATTCAGATATTGCCCAGTTCGAACAGCGGTTCGCGGCCATCACCGCGGACGGCAAGATTACGGTTTCCGAACTGCTGGGTGTGATCGGCCTGGGGAACATCCCAACCTTGCCGCAGGTCAAAGTCGAAGACCTGGAAACCACATTCAACCAGCTGGGCGACATCTACGACGGCCTGGTGGTGACGCCAATCAACGGGTTTGTCGCTGCCATCGCGGACTGGTTCCAGGGCAACAAAAACAAGACTCAAGGGCTGAACAGCTCGGGGCAACTTGCCGGTTCGGCGATCACCGGCGCGGTAGCCAACGGTGCAGTCCCAGGATTGCAGCAGATCACTGATGCGATCAACGCGGGCGCACAGCAAGCAGTAGGTCAGGCTATCGACACCGTCGAAGACGCCATTGGGTTGATCTTCGGTCTGGGGCGCGATGCCCTCAAGGCGGCTATCGCCGCACAGACCACGTTGCAGGAGCAGGAAACCGAGCAGAACACCGGCGGCGGCAACAGCTACAGCTTCACCTTCTCCGGTGCTGATGGCGCCGCGCTCAACGGGGCGGATTGGACTACTGGCCCGAATCCGGGCGATATCACCATACGCGGGGACTCGGGCTATGCGGGCGTTAAGAACGGCAACCCTGACGGCTACTTCTTCGCCAGCCCGAACTACACCTACGCCACAGATGGGCAATCGGCCTCATTTGTGTTGGGCGACACCCAAAATGGCAACTACTACTCCGGTGTCTACATCCGATGCGATGTGAGCCGCACGCAGGGCGCCTACTGCCTGGCCCGCGAGGGCGAGATCCGCATAGGCAAGTTCACCCGCTCGGGTAGCAGCTGGTCATTCAGCACGCCGCTAACCCTGCAAACCGGGCTCTCGGCGGTCAAGCAGGGCGCCCGCATCGAGATCCGATGCTCGGGAAACAACTACTTCGTACGCGTCAACGGCCGCCAGATCCTCTCGGCCACCGATGCAGGAAACACCATCAGCACCGGTGCCGCCTACCGGTATGCGATGTTCACCGAGCAGCGGGCGAGCCCGTTTTTCACCTACGACTCCTACCGCATCGCCGCATTCGCGATGTCCGATTACACCTCTGCGGGAGCGGGATTCTCGATGTCAAACTCATGGAGCCTCAGACGTGACAGCACTGCCGATGTCACCTACGGCCCTTACTCGGCCGGGGCGTTCCCGTCCGGGTTCTTCACATTCAACGACTACACCACCGACGTCACTCTCAACGACCTGGGCACGGCACGTATCGAGATCGCCACCACCGGCCTGTACCGCATCAACACCACCTACCGATCGGTCACCGCCAAAGGCACCTCTGTGCCCTATTGGGCGCTGTTTAAGAACGGCACCCGCATCACCGGCGCGATCCCGTCCGGGTGCCCGTTTGAAATCCCGCTGGTGGCCGGGGACATCGTGCAGCCGGGATTTATCGCGGTCGATTACGACCTGCGGTCCAACGGCTCAACCGGATCGGAAACCGTTGTCGCACGCAGCATCACAGCACTATCGGGCATCGCAACCTTCGATGGCCGCCGAGTCGCATAACCACCCAAGAGAGGCGCAAGAGATGGCTACAACGTTCACCATGCCCGAACTACCCGGCATCACCTTCACTGCCGAGCGCGGAGGCCTGGACCCCGACGGAGAACTGAACCCGTCCTGGATTCAGATAACCGGCACCGACAGCGAAGGCCAAATAGTCTCCAGCATCGGGTTTTCCGGGCCGTAAATGCCCTGGTCTCCCAACCCGAGCGCCCCCGCCCCGCGATCGGGTGGTGCGTGGTCGACCAATCCGACCGTCCCGTCCGTCGCGGCGCGCGGACGCTGGCGTTGGATTCCCCGCGCCTTCGCCACCGATACGGGCATTGGCGAGGATTCGGCGACCTTGCTGGCTCATCTGCAGATGGCCGACACCAACATCGGATCTGACACCGCAGAGCTGACCGCGCATCTGTCCGGGCAAGACCTTGGGTCCGGCTCGGATTCGGCCGCGCTGCTAGCTCACCTGACGGGCAGCGACACCGGCACCGGCGGCGACTCGGCCACGGCCATGCTCAAGTACCTCCTGTCCGGCACCGACACCGGCACCGGCTCGGACAGCGCCGCATTGCTCGCACACCTGATCGGCACCGAGTACGGCCAGGGCGGCGACACCGCTACCCTGATCGCCCACCTGACCGGGTTCGACACGGGCGGCGGATACGACAGCGCTACCGCAGTGTTCAGCCCCCACGCACCCGATACCCAATCGTGGTCAGCGCCAGGGACTATCACCTACCCGATCCCGTCCTGGTGCCGGTACATCGACATCGTGCTAGTTGGCGGCGGCAACGGCGGAGGCGGCGGATTCGCCGGATTCGTCACCGGAGGTGGCGGCAACGCGGGCAACTGGTCACACGTCACCCTCCAGCGCGGCGTGGACATCCCCTGGTCGGCGACCGCGATCACATTTGTCATCCCCACTGCGACAGCTGGCGGCACACAGGGCAACAAGGGCGCTGGCGGCGGCACCGTCACCGCCTCGGTGTCCGGGTCGAGCTGGGGTGGCCTGTCCGCAACGGGCGGTACCGGGGATCAATTCGGCACCACCCGCAACGGTCAGTCGCCCGGCACACACACCTACAACGGCCAGCCCTACAACGGCGGCGCTGTGCAATCCACCAGCCAGGGCGCAGGCAATCCACCAGGCGGCGGCGGCAACGGCGGCAACGGAAACGCCTTCAACGGCAACACCGGCGGCGCGGGCGCACCGGGCGGTGCCTGGGCACGCGCCTACCAGTAACCCAACACAACAGGAGGACACGAGGAACCCATGGGAGCCACATCCGCTCATCAAATCGCTATCTGCAACGCCATCGCAGCGGCCGGTAACACGATCAAGGCATGCAGCGGCGACCCCGGCACCGGCACCAATGCCGCCAACGTGATCGCCTCAACCCCAGCATCGTTCAACACCACGTGGCCCAACGCCGCCGACGGCTCCGGCGGTGACGCCGGATACGCCGTCGCGCTCGGGTCGGCAGGCGCGTTGCAAATACCAGCATCAACCGTGGTGAGCCATTACGTCATATTCAACGGCTCTACCTACCTGCGCGGCCACGCCCTCGATACCCCAATCACCGTGGGCGCCAGCCCAGTGAGCATCGACATCACCCCCAAAACCCGATACAGGGGCGGCCAATAATGCCCCGCCAGCTGCTCGCGGTGGCCGCCCTGTGCCTAGCCCTTGGCGCCGCCGCGTTCCGTCTCGGCTGGTGGGCATCGGACCAACTCTCCACATACGCACAGGAAATCGACCCGCACATCGAAAGGACCTACACGAAATGAAATGGGCACGGGCACGCGCTGATTCGATCATCTACTACGTCGCCGATCGGTTTTACGACCGGCTGCGCGACCGCGTACTTGACGACCTGGCCCCTTTTGCCGGCAAAAGGAAAGACGAAGCCAAGGGCAGTGTTTTCGACCTGAGCGGGTGGCTGCCGTGAGGTACTGGCCCCTCGACGCTGGGCGCATCGTCACGTCGCCGTTCGGCCCCCGCGACGGCGGCACGCATACCGGTACCGATTTCGGTTTTCCGGGCGGCTCCGGTGGGCGACCTGTCTACGCCGTGCAGGCGGGCACCGTGATCTATGCCGGTGCCGCCCAAGGCTACGGCGGGCCTGACCCCGCAGGGTGGCTAGTCATCGACTCCGACGACCGCCAAGGCGGCGGGGTCTTCGAGTACGGACACATCGTGCGCGAAGTCGGCACCGGCGCGAAAGTCGCTGCCGGACAGCGCATCGGACGTATCAACCCCGATTCGGCCACCAACGGCGGCGTGGCACCACACCTGCACCTGTCGTATATGCCCCGCGAATACAACCCCGCCCGCAAGCAAGACCCCATGCCCGTACTGACCGGCGCCGCCGAGCCCGGATCTCCCACCCCGCCGACCCAACCACCAGGAGGCAAGCCCGTGACCATCTTCGGAATCGACATCAGCAATAACAACGGCGTCGTGGACATCGACCGCGTGAAAGCCGAAGGATTCCAATTTGTTTGGGCCAAGGTATCCGAGGGCGCCAGCTTCAAGGACACGTTCTGGCCACGCACCCGCGACTGGTGCCGCCGGGCCGGTCTACTGCTGGCCGGATACCACTACGTGCGTGAAGGCGACGCGAACGCGCAGGCTGAAACATTCGTCGCCCAGCTCGGCGACAAGACGATTCCCGCAATGCTCGATTTCGAGGACGGCTCGGGCGGTATCGAGAACTTCTGGGCCGTCAAGAACGCCATCGAGGCGCGCGGCGTGCGCGTGGCCCTGTCTTACATTCCCCGCTGGTACTGGGAGAAGATCGGCAAGCCCGATCTGTCGGGCGTACCCGGCCTGATTCAGTCGAGCTACGTCACCGGCACCGGGTACGCCTCGGCGCTCTACCCCGGCGACAACAACTCCCGGTGGGCGCCCTTCGGAGGCAAGGCGCCCGACATCCTGCAATTCACCAGCCAGGCCCAAGTCGCAGGCAAGATCCTCGACGCCAACGCATTCCGGGGCACCGTCGATGACCTCAAGGCCCTACTTCGCGGCGGTCCTACTGCCCCCGGCGAGCCCGAGGCGCCGGACTACGACCGCGAGACCTGGGACCAGCTGCGCCTGCGCTGGGAGATGCTCGGCTGGCAGACACTCATCGAAGCCTTCGCCGAGGTCCGCGACAAGGTGCTCGGCACCAACGACCACGGCAAGACCGGGGTCCGGTCATGACCCGGCACGCCCTGCTGTGCTTCCGGGGCACCGGCGGCGAATGGGGCCTGGACTACACCTCACGCCTGGCCCAAGCATGCTCAGCGCTCGTCGAAGAGATCGACGTCGATGCCCCCGCGACCATGGGCGCCGCGCCCGTCGGTGCCGCCACAGACCCGCTTGCGCCCAGCGGTTTCGAGTGCGTCCACGCCATGGTCGAATGGGCAGTCAGATGGGTGCGCAACAACCCCACCCGGACATTCGGCATCGCCGCCTACAGCCTCGGCGCGATCGGCGCGGTGGTGTTCGCCCGCGAGTTCATGCCCGGTGGGCGCCTCGAAAAGTACCGGTCTAACTTCCTGTTCGGGGTCACGATCGGCAATCCGGCCCGCACCCGAGGCCACACGTTCTACCTCGGCGAAGACCCCGGCGGCGAAGGCATCTCCGACATCCGGCTCCCCGATGGCATGTTCGGCTGGGAATGGGCAGACCTCGTGCAGACGGGCGACCTCTACGGCAACGTCCTCGGAAACCCGTTGGTAGTCAAGGTATGCCGAGACGCCTACGCGATCGTGATGACCCAACAGCTGCACGACCCGCTACGACTGATCTTCGACATGCTCCCGCTGCTGTTGCAGATCGTGGCCGATTCGGTCAACTGGCCACTGTCGATACCGCGGACTGTCACCTCGGCGGTCCTGGGCCTGTTCGCCTCGCTACTGCCGATGCTGCCGGTGAGCAATGACAAGACCGCCGCAGCTGTAGCCGCTGCAAGTCAGGGCATCGGGTTCGCTCTCGCCCAGCCGCCGACCGCGCCACACATCACCTATGAGTTCGCCGAAGTCTGGCCCGGAATGACGTACTTCGATCTCGCCGTACAGCACGTAAACGACTGGGCTGCACGCACTCCCGCGCGAGACTAAACCAAACGCTCCACAATTAGAGAGGAAAGAATGCAATGCCCAATCCAGTACCCGAGAGCGACACCACCCGCTTGATCGTCTATGCGGTCATGTTCCTGGCCGTGCTCGGAGGAACGGTCACCCTGATTGCACTGGGCAAGATGGACGCCGCCAGCGGCCTACAGTGGATCATCTCCGGGGCCGGTCTCATCGGTAGCGGTCTGGGCGGGGTCAAGCTCGCACAGGACATGCGCGGTAACGGTTCTGGCAGGTCGGCCGAGTGACACCCGAGACCATCCAAGCAGTCGGCGTCGCAATCGCCGCGATCCTGACCGCATGGCAGGCATTCACATCACGCAAGGTGCGTGAACTCGAAACCCGGCTACGCGCCGTTGAATTGGAGCGAGACACCTTCCGCACGAAACTGCGCGCAGCTGTCCGGCACATCCGCGAATGGATGGCCTGGGCGATACACCACGCGTCAGGACAAGCCCCACCCGCCCTACCTGTGGAACTGCGCGACGAGGTGTAGCCCTGAGGGCTAGATACCAGAACCGCCCCGCCAAGTCGCTTGGCGGGGCGGTTCTGGTCGTTGCTGGCCGTTACGCGGGTTTGTCGATCGGCTCGGCCTTGTACTTGAATTTGATGTCATCGCCGTTCACTGAGGTTGTCGTGACCACGACGGAGTACTTGGTCCCCTCGTCGTCCACGACAGTGCACTTTTGTGTCGCATCGACCTTGCCGTCTAGCGGGCCGTCGCACTCGGCGCTGCGAAGGTCGAAATGCTGCCTCTCCTTGACCGCATCTTTCAGCCCCTGCTCAAGGTTGTCCTTAGAGATGCGCTTGAAATTGCCGACATCGACAGAGGCGTGGCAACCCGAGAGCGCGGCCATAGACAGTAGGGCCGACGCAATCATCAAGCTAGCCTTCATCTTCCACCACTTTCAGGTTTTGCAGGAACGAAACAAACTCGGGCTTGACTAGATCATACTGGTCACGTGGGGAGCTGAATATCAGCTCTAGCAGATACGACCGACCATCGGCAGTTCCAGCGGTCGAATACAGGCGATCGCCCTTCACCGGTACACCGGACTCGGTGAACTCCAATTCTTGGCCGTATTGCGATATGGGCTTGTACGAGATGTAGCCACTGCGGGTGACTGTGGCGTTCAACCGCTCGGCGTCGGCCCGCGCATGCTTCTGGACATCGATTGTTGGCCAGTTTATGAAGCACTCACGCACGACGATGCGTGGCGATGGCTCGATAGGCTCTCTGACGTACACCACCACGGCGTCCGGGTCACTCTCATGGTCAGGGGGGATCGTGGCCCATCCAGCGGGGCCGTCGCCGCCGACGTTGACCTTGTACCTGGGCACGCTAGTTGTTGACCCACTGCCAGAGCTTGCCCAATTCGCCGCCGAATTCCTTTGGGTCAACGGTGATTTCAAATGCCGGTTTGGCGCCTATGCCGTATGCAAAGCCCCAGCTGCCGCCGATCTTCCACTTATGGTCCGGGGTCTCGGCAAAGGTGAGATGCGCTCCAGCGCCCGCGCCAGCCCACTCTTGCACTTCACCCTTCACTTGGAGCCCGTGGCCTTCGTAGTCGAGATGCTGACCACCGCCAATGCCGCCGAAGGCACCGCCGCCGATCTGAATGCCATTCTCGGCCACGGCTTTACCGTTGGTGTATTCCTCGACACCTAGACGACCGCCGATGCCTGCCTCGATCTTGCTGCCGTCACCTAGGTCCCAATGGATATTGCCCTTGTTGTCGATAAGGTATGCGCCCGCTTGCTGCTTGCCCGAAACCGCGTCTTTCTTGACTTCACCCTCGGCGCCGAATTTCGCCTCCAGCTGTTTGGAATTGAGTTCCCAGTCCCCGCCGAATGCATGCCCCTTGCGGCCCCATTCGTTGACCTCGCCGCCCTTCTCGCCGGTCTCACCTTTTGCGATGGTGGGACCTGAGCCGTCGCCGATCTTGGTTGGGTCGCCGAATTTTCCTCCGATAGTCGTGCCGGTGGGAGTGGTGTTCTTCCCGTCTGGCGACTTGTCCACACCCTTACCAGCTTGGGTGCCGAACTCCTTGTCCTTCTTGAGTAATTCCTGTTCGGGAATCGGAATCTCCGGCTTACTCAGCTTGTCTTTGAGCGGCACTCCGGGCTCTGGCGTCTGCGGCAGACGACCAAGCGTGTCGGTCATGCCACCAACGCCAGCGGGCGTCGTGGCTGCCGGATCGCCGGTTAGAAGTTTCTGGACTTCCGAAGGCGCGAAGGCTTGTGGGTTCGTCTCGGCGACGGCGCCGCGTACTGCTGTTCGCCCGTTGGCGCCGACCGCGCTCAGGTTGATAGCGCCCGTGATCTGCGACTCAGCGCTATGGATCTTGTCTGCAACGCCTTGCGTCGCTGAAAACCATTTATCTGCACTGTCTTTGAGTTCGCTAGCGGCAGCGGCCACGGTCTGTTTGTTCTTGGCCGCTTGCTCGTCGCTCATGCCGTCCGGGGCGGTGTAGGTCATCGTGTAATCCTGATTGACCGTCACGCCCTGTATCTGGCGAGCGTTGTCAACGATGTTGTGCCCATTGTTCAGCGCTGGCACTACTTCGTAGGTGACGGCGGCTGTCACCTCGGTCACCAGGCCCTCCACTGTGTCGTGGATGGATGTGACCGCGTTTGTGTCCTGCCCCGCTTTGTCCTGCGCGGCGGTGGCCGTCTTGCCCCACCAATCCGTCCCACCTGGCGCGTACACGCCCGATTTGTACTCGGCATAGTCGGACACCAGCGCCCGCATTTCAGCGGCCCAGCCGGGAACGTGCTCCAAATACGAGTTGGGGTTGATCGCCATGAATTCATCCAGCGAGGGAAGGGACATCGTTGCTCACCTCTGCCGGTAGATGCTGGGGGTGTTCTTGAATGCCGTTTCCAGCTCGCTTGAATGCTGCACGAATTCCTGGTGCGCCTCGCTGATCAGCTCTCCGATAACCCGTAACCGTCGAGAGGCAACCCGCTGCACATTCGGAATCGTCTTGGCTGTCATTGACTGGATCGCTGCCAGGGCCGGATCAGCGCCCTTGGTAGCGTTTCCGCCGGCCAAAATCCGACCATCAATACGGTCCGCTATCGCGCTGAGCTGCGGATTCAGCTTGCCTAATGCCTCAAGATCAGCCTTAAGAATCTCATCCACGTACCGTTTGCCTCCCCGCCCATAGCTAACCCACTGGAGACAAGCTACAACGCGCGTAGTGGTGCGCGCACGCCAATCACGACGAGATGGTCACCTTCGCGTCACTCACTGGCGGGAACTGCGCGCAATCCGCGGCGTGGGTCCGCTGCCTGCGCTTCGCGTATCACCCTGGCGATATGATCGCCGAACTTGCGCAGGTAATCCTCGGTGACGTAGTACTTCGCCGCTTGCCGCCCAATTCTCATCCGCTTGGCGACGCCATCGACCTGCGTCGAAATGTCCTCGCGGGCGATGTCCTCGGCAACGCAAATGCCGTGCTGCTCTGCGAGGTACTTCACGAGGAACTGGGCGCGTTCATTCATCCACGGGGAGCGGCGAGCGGGCATGCCGCTGACCATAGGATCGCCCTACCTCGTTCGACGGGTGACGAGTCCGAACCGTTACTTGACCCCTGCGACCCCGCTCAGCCCGCCACGTCGTCAACGGGAACCAATCGCGGCCGCGCGCGGAAGGGGTCGAGTCGGTTGATGGCGGCATGGCGGCGCTCGTCGGGCACCTTCGTGTAAATCGCCGTGGTTGACAGCTGCTTGTGTCGCAGCAGGGTTTGCACTACCCGCACGTCTTCACCGTCATCGAGCAGGGTGGTGCCGAACCAATGCCGGAGGCTATGCGGGGTGCCGGGTGTCCCGGCGCGGCGCATAGCCTGGCCGATGATGTCGCTGACGCCTTTAGAGTGCACGTGCTGTCCGGGCCTGGTGCTGTTCGACGGGAACCACCAGCCGCGCGCGGGCATCGTCAGCGCGGCGTCTGCGACCAGCGGGTGAAGTGGCAACGCCTCGCGAGACCCGCCCTTCCCGGCCACGTAGAACTCGCGCCGATACCGGTCGATGTCCCGGCCGTCCACCTTGGCCACCTCGTGCACGCGCAAGCCCTCCAGTGAGGCGAGCAGGATCATTACGCGGGTGCGGTGGTGCATAGGGGTGGTCAGTAGGCGAAACAGGCCATCGTCGGGCACGGGCCTGGGCAGGCGCTCGGGGTACTTGGGCGTGCCGAGTTTGGCCATGGGGTTGTCGATGCGGTAGTCCATGAGGACCAGCCATTTGAACCATGCCCGTAGATAGCTGTGATACGTCGCCGCTGTGGATTCGGACCAGTCGGCGGCATGCGAGGCGAGCCAGCGCATGACCTCAATAGGCTGCGCGACGGCCGGATTGCAGCCTGACTCAAGCGCGAATAGCGCTATGACGCGTAGCCTTTCGCTGATTGTGACCGCCTTTAGTCGCGCTGCCGTCTGCCATAGCTCCCATTCGGTCAACAGTGGATGACCCCCAAAGTGATGCAT